GACTTATCGTCCGCGACTGATAGACTCCCGTTATCTCTGCAGATACCAGTAGTGGCATCTTTAGGGATATTGTGTGGTTTGACAGCTGAGGAGGCGGGACGCCTCTCCAGTCTGTGGGCAAGGATAATTCGTAACATAACGTTCTTCTTCCCTTCTCGCCTTCCTGGCAAGCCGGAGAAGAAGCTGCGTTATGGCTGTGGTCACCCTATGGGAACTTATTCCTCATGGGCGGTGTTCACCCTCTTCCATCATCTCTTCGTCCAGGTCTGTGCCTACCTTGTTTGGGGCGGGTACCTTCCTGGTGATAAGACGATGCCAAAGCTGCCGCCTGATCCGGTGAGGCTACGGGACAACCCTCTATTCAACTCTAAGGGCTGGTATATGTCATACCAGCTCCTTGGGGATGATATGGTGTTGTTCTGTAACTCCCCGTTTCAGACTGCTGTCGCGGAGACGTATTTCTTTCTTATGAATCTCATCGGCGTTAAGATTAATCCCTCCAAGGGGTTCATCTCGGCTAACGGATCGTTTGAGTTCGCTAAACGATTCGTGCGTGGTGGGGTTCATTTGAATACGATATATTGGGGTGAATGGATAATCACCTTCAACCCATTTGATATCATCTCTCGCGTGAGAGCTGTTATCGAGAGGGGGTTTGCTGTTCCATCACTGCAAGCACTCATGCTTGGTGTGATAGCGACCCTCCCTATACCGTACCGCCAAAAGAGAAATATGGTCACGAGTAGCATGTCACCTCTTACGTTACCTTCAAAACAAGATAAGCAAAGGGATCATACTATGTTCCTACCAACTTTCGTATTGTCAGCATTACTGCTTATATACGAGTGGGATACACAGGTTTGGGTAAGAATGAGCATGGGAGCTCATCCAATTCCGAACGGTGGTGTAGGCCTTACTCTCCGTTCCGGGGACTCCTATCGTATGATAGTTGAGTTCCTGAAGCGGATTTCATTGTTGGTTAAGGAACCCTCTTCCAAGTCTTTCTCTCTGCGGATGAACCTGCCCACGACTTGTCTGATGTCTTTGGTCGGCTTATTCATCAAGCCTTGGACGTCGTTCCGTCTAGATCTTCTCAGACGGTACGGTAACCCTCCAAAAGAGGGCCTCGTCCAATACTTAATGTCTTCACCGCAAGTTCTTGCACTCATGCTC